ATAGGTAGGGCAACAGCTGGTGTTGATGTCAACGAGCGAACAGCACTCCAAACCGCCGCTGTTTATGCTTGTGTTCGAGTTATTGCTGAGGCTATTGCAAGTCTGCCGTTAAAATTATATGAATATAAAGGTAATGGCACTCAAATCCATACCGAGCATTCGTTATATGATATACTGCATACATCACCCAATCCAGAAATGACCAGTTTTGTTTGGAGAGAAACGCTGATGTCACACCTTTTGCTTTGGGGCAATGGATATGCTCAAATATTGCGAGATAAGCTGGGCAGGATTGTTGCCCTATACCCACTTCTGCCAAACAAGATAGACATGGGCAGAGATGACAATGGGGAGATATATTACACATATTATCGGAATGTTGATGAAGTTCGTGGTGGAGAAAAAGAACGGAGCGGCGGCGTTGTATTAACAAAATACGATGTCCTCCACATCCCAGGGCATTCCTTCGATGGACTTATGGGATATTTTCCCATCGGTCTACACAAAAACACAATCGGCATGACCCTAGCAACAGAAAACTATGGAGCATCATTTTTTGCAAATGGTGCAAATCCAAGTGGAATATTAACCCATCCCAGCAGTTTGAAAGACCCAGATTTAATCAGAGAGTCATGGGAGAAACTGCTAAAGGGCAAGGGTGCAAATAGAGTGGCTGTTCTTGAAGATGGTATGACATATAAACCCATAGGGATGCCGCCAGAGCAAGCACAATTTCTGGAGACACGCAAATTTCAGATTGGTGAAATAGCTCGTATATTTAGAGTGCCGCCACATATGATTGGAGACTTGGAGCGGTCTACTTTTTCAAATATCGAACAACAAAGTATTGAGTTTGTGCAACACACCATAAACCCTTGGGTCGTTAGGCTCGAACAAGCTATGAACCTCGCCCTACTATCCCCAGCCGAACGAAAGAAATTCACCATAAAATTCAATCTTGATGGGTTACTCCGAGGGGATTACACCGCAAGGATGAACGGATATGCTGTCGGCAGACAAAATGGCTGGCTATCCATAAACGACATAAGGCGGCTTGAGGATATGAACCCAATTTCTGCTGAGGAAGGTGGGGATAGATACCTCGTTAATGGGAATATGGTGGATGTGCAGAGTGCTGGGTTGTATCAGCAGAACAAGGATAATAACGGTAATAACGACAGCACCAACAACATCAACAAATAGTACCAAATAGTATCAACAAAAAATATCAGTAATTGGAGGGGTCTCGCATGGATAATAACGCAACAATCACTATGTTAAAAGAGCAACGCTTACACAAGTGGAATCAAACAAAAGCATTTCTCGAATCCATCAAAACACCAGATGGCATAGTCTCTCGTGAAAATACCCAGAAATATGAGGCTATGGAGGCAGAAGTTTTGAATATGACGGCACAAATCGAGATGTTCGAGCGGCATCAGAATATGGAGCGTGATTTTGCAAGCACAGCCACTCCAATGCTTAATATGCCAAATGGTGGTGTGTCAAGTATGCGTGGCGGCGGTCATGGCGGCTTTGGTGGCGTTCGCAGTAGCGATGAATACTCCCTCGCCTTTTGGAACGCAATGCGGGGTCGTGGCATCAGCAATGTCCTGTCGGTCGGGACAGATACTTCTGGTGGCTATCTTGTACCTGACGAGTTTGCAAGCGAGCTGGTTCGTGCATTGTCGGAGCAGAACATTTTTAGGCAGATTGCAAGAATAGTGCAAACCTCTGGTGATGTGCTTAAAATTCCAATTGCAAATGGTGGAGCGGCTGTTAATTGGATAAGCGAAAATGCAGAAATACCAGAAACGAGTGTTACTTTCAGCCAGATTGTACTACGCTCATATAAAATGGGTTGCTTACTCCGTGCGTCCACAGAATTAATGGAGGACTCTGCCTTCGATTTACAGCGGCACATAGCCAGTGAGTTTGCCCAAGAAATGGGCAATGCTGAGGAACAGGCTTTTTGTCTTGGTGATGGCACAGACCGCCCGACAGGGTTATTTACGGAAAATGGAGCGACTGTTGGGGTTACGACCGCATCTAGCACCAATATCACTTTTGATGATGTTATCGACTTACTCCACAGCGTAAAACCTCCATATCGTGGTAAATCCGTTTTTCTAACCAATGACTCCACCATTAGGGAGCTAAGGAAAATAAAGGATGCAAATGGTCAATACATATGGCAACCAGCAGTAAAAGACGGATTGCCCGACACCATCCTAGCCAAACCTGTGTATATCTGTCAATATGTACCAGAGATTGATGCGGGGGCATCTGTAATGGCTTTTGGTGACTTCTCCTACTACTGGATAGCTGACCGCCGTAATATTAGGTTCAGAGTGCTTAATGAGCGTTATGCAGAAAATGACCAAGTGGGGTTTTATGCAACACAGAGGGTGGATGGTAAGTTGGTTTTGCCAGCGGCTGTTAAGGTTATGAAGATGGGGGAGTAGGCAACCCCTGTGTAATAACGCCTTTTGTTTGTGCTATTCACATAATTATATCACAAGAGTGTCGTTTTGTCGATGCTCTTTTTATTTTGGATTGCGTTTCTTGAGTATTGTTCGTATTTGATGCTTGAACCATTTTATGGAAATACAGACAACCCATACTCTCATACACTTGTATCAATATAATTTTGTGAGGTGGTCATATGTCAAATGCTGCCATCACACCAGATAAACAAGAAACCCAAAGCACACAGGGCAAGTCAGAAAGTATCCATTTTCCACCCAACCAGAACCCCTCATATGACTACGAATACACAGACGAAAGCGGAATATACGAAGTGTCCGTGGAGTACATAGGCAAAACACCTCTAATCGACCTTGTGAGAGCCGCTATAAAGCGTGATTTTGATTTGCTTTATGACGAACTAAAATCTGCCAAGACCCAGCACAAACCCGTATCAAACCAAGTAATCCAATAACTGGATTTTCGACAATAACCTTGACTTTAAGCCAATTCAGAGGTATAATGACCATAGGTGATTTGGTTGTTTGCCGCTGAGACTAAGGAGGTTTCAGACTATGAAACAGCAGGCAAACACAGCGGCGATTTACCTTCGTATTTCAAGAGACGATGGAGGAGATGCCGAGAGCAATTCTATCGGAAATCAGCGTGAAATGCTACTTAGACACGCAAAGGAAAATAATCTTGTGGTATTTTCTGAATATGCAGACGATGGAATTTCTGGAACAACTTTTGAAAGACCGCAATTTAAGCGTATGGTTGAGGATATTGAGAGTGGAAAAATAGGGGTTGTGATGTGTAAAGACCTTTCACGCCTCGGCAGAAATAATGCTATGGTCGCTTACTACACGGAAATCTTTTTTCCACAAAATGACATTCGCTTTATTGCTCTGAATGATAATATCGACTCGCTATATGGTGAGAACGAGATTATGGGATTTAAGTCCATAATCAACGAGTATTATGCAAGGGACATCTCAAAGAAAATTCGTTCGAGTTTCAAAGTAAGGGCTCAGAAAGGTGATTTTATCGGGAGTTATCCGCCATATGGATACATAAAAAATCCTGAGAATAAGCACCAATTGCTGGTTGATGAATATTCGGCTGGTGTTGTAGAGCGAATATTTTCACTAGCGGCACAGGGCATTTCTGCTAAAACAATAGCCACCACGCTGAGAAAAGATGGCATCCTCATGCCTATGGCGTATTTACACCATCGAACAGGCAAATGGGGTAGTGCTTACGACCAAAGGTTTCCAGCGGATTGGAAACAATCTACAGTCCATAATATCCTCAAAAATAGAGTGTATATGGGGCATATGGTGGGTTTGAAGCAGACCATGAAAAGTTTCAAGCACAAAAAGCTGGAAAATGTGCCTGAAGAAAACTGGGTGACTGTTCGTGACACACATCAGGCAATTGTGGATGAAGAGACCTTTTGGCACGTTCAAAAACTTATCTCTATCAAGCGACCGCCAAATGTGTGCGGAATTGAGAATGTTTTTGTGGGTAAGCTGAAATGCCCAGACTGTGGCAGAAACTTAGGTTATCAAGGTTTGCAAGGCAGACACAAAAGTGCAAACTTCGTCTGCAACAGCTACCGCCGCAATACAAAAGCGTGTACTCCGCACTATATCCGATATAACACCATTTACGACTTGGTGTTGAAGGATATTCGTGAACAAGCGGATATTGGTAGCAAGCTCAACAATGGCGGCTTTGGTAGCGCAAGTGAAGATAATGTCAGCGATACCGACAACCCCTGTGACAAAACTGACAAATACGACCTAAAAGCCTACATCAACCAGCTTTTGGCAGAACGAGAAGATGCTGACGAAGGCATCAACAAAAAGGAATTAGACAAAGCAAAAGCCCGCTCCAGCGAGCTTGACACCATCATCAAACGCCTTTTTGAGCAGAACGCCCTCGGTGTCATCCCAGACGATAGATTTGCCAGTTTATTCAATGAATACACAGCAGAGCAAAGCACCATAAATGCCAAAATCGACACCATCAAAGCCCAACTTGACAAACAAAACAACGATGCCGAGAATTTAGAGCAGTTTTTTGCTATAATCCAAAAGCACAAGGGCATCCAAACCCTAACCACGCAGACTATAGCTGACCTTATCGACCACATCGTTGTCAACGAGCATGATGGTGGCAAACCAAGAAGGCAGAAGATAAAAATCGTCTATAGATTTGCTGGTTCGACAGAAATAGAAGTGTAGTTTATTTTTTTGACAGTAGTGCTTC